ACCAACTGGAAGTGTATCTTTTTCACACTCACGAATCACATATGTACCGTCTTCTCTTCTATAAATGTACTCCGTGATTGCAGGGTACCCCCAAATTTCACCCGCTAAGCCATATATTATGTAAAAACCAAGTAATATGTAAGAATACAAGATCAAAGCTTGGTCATCATACTTTATAGATCCCCATGTTACCTGTACTGAAAATGCAATCAAAACAATTCTTCCAATACTCTTGTGCCATTGTTTCAAAGGTTTGAATCTAGAAAGAAGCATGAGGGGAATCGCGCCGTACAATAAAGTATACCCTAAAAGTTTATGATTTCTTCTAAGATTTGTTCCATCATCCACCATTTTTGTCATTGGAACAACAGAAACGTAAAGTATGACAATTCCTATCAACTGAAGACATGCATGTAAAATTTTGCGAAACATGTGTGTTAAAAATGTTGCACGGCCTGTTAAGAATACACTAATTGGAAATATAATTCCAACTACAGACATCATACCATATGCATGAAGTTTGTGATCATCAGTTCTATATGGTTTTGTTAACACAGGTTCTATGTCTGGTGGAAAATTGGGAAATGGAGGTGGATTCGGTCCAACCAGGTCAAGTTTGACCAATGGACTCGTAAAAGCACTGACTGTTAATCCGAATGGTAGAAACCATGATGAAACTTCACTTTTTGTAAACATACTACTTGCCGAGTCTGAGAGACTCTGAGTCTCAAAATACATTTTGACATCCACAGTGTTTGACGATAGTTTACGCCTCACCGAAGATGAGTAAGAGACTGAAATCGAAGATGCATTCTTGAACTGTCCTTCTAATACTGTTTTTACATTTTGTAAATCAGGTTCCGATTCAAATGTGATTGAAACACTAAGGATGGAACGCCATGCTTGATTTGGCGGTGCTGGTGTCAAGATCGGTGGTGGAGATGACGGTAACGGTGGTAAATCTGGAGTTCCAAGTGGTACTTTGGGTGGTGGTGGAGGTGGTGGAGGTGGTGGAGGAGATGCCAAAGGTGGTGGATTAGGTACAATAAATCTAGTCACACCACCATTAGTACTAATATGGTTGTCTGCTTCAAACATACATACTTTTGTTATTGACGCCATTTGACCGGTAAGATCAGTACCACTGTTAACGAATTTCGAGGAAGAAGTACATATCTTACAAGTCTTAGAACAAGATATTGTGTTGTCACTGGGCCAGACAGCTGTAAAAGAATCAGGATTCGGACTATAACCTACATTCATTACCTGTCTTCTATTCTCGAAATGGGTAAATTCAGGCCCCGTATATGTTCTTGCTTTTCCTTCACAAATATTGTTATAAAGTTCATCACAAGTCAAGTGTCTTGGAAAAGACAAGACCAGTGCACTTAGGCAAAACATAATTTATTTATACAAAACATTATAATATATAATATTTTTAATCAGATTTCGTAAAAAGTCACAACAGATGAATCAAACACTTTTCTGCTTTCATACCCATGATGTCTGTTCCCCCTCCTAGTCCAATGTACACGACAATGCCTTCCTCATTCTCGGATACGGCCACTAGTACACCTGAACAAATGTATTACAAGATTTCTTTAAACGTTCCAATCGGTACACGTGTTGTCTATGAAAAGTGGTGCAGTCCAGAGTTTTTCAATGAAGTTCTCAAAGGTTCCTACCCAAGGCTCAAGGGAATCACTGTTGAAAACGTAATTAGCCCAAGGTTTTCACACGTTTTCGAACGACTGGAAGAACTTTATGCAGACAAGTTGTGGGAAGCTCTAAAGAAGCGTGGAAAGGCCGGGACACTTCATTTCAATTTTAACCGTGACGATTTTTCACGTACAGGTATCGGACCTCCACGCATGGTATGTAGCATGTTCCTAAACGAACTCACAAAAGACGGAACCAATACATTTTGCAAGCGTTCCAATGGTAAGTTTCATGGAATGCACTTTGATGTATGGGGAAACGGTGCGTTTACGACTCACTTTACGTGGTAATTACGTGCTAACGATGAATAAAGTCATCTTGAATCCCTTCTTATAAATTTTATCAAAGAAATTGTTAAACAAGGACAGCTTAAACATACATAACAGTCGAAAACACATTTATTGGTTTTGTCGACTATCCTATTTAAAAAAGTAGGTTTTATAGTATTTTCTAAACTCATTTTTATAATAATTTTAAAAAATAAATTTATTTTTACATTCGTTTTCCAAATTTTCTAAAACTTGTTTTATATGGTACACAGTCTCCCAATTCTTTGGAGAATCATAGCAATATGTGTGTATGTCTGACATTGCCGTTTCACACAGTCCTTTACAATTTTTTTCCAAGGACAGTAACTTTATATGATTTGTAATATGACGACCGGGACAAGACGCTAGTAAAAATAAAGTAAAAATCATTCTCTTAAATAGTTTTAACACTAACTTATATTTTATATTTTTTTAAAAAACATACAAATCGAGCCATTGTTTTAAATATTCGTGTTTGTCATGCACGTTATATCTATTGCTTTTGCGAATGTTTTCTCCACCCCACATGGGTTGCAAGTTTGTATAGTGAAAACATGCCATTTTCTCAATCGGGTTTGTTAAATCAAAAGAAGAAGTTGGAATCCTGTGATCAATGTGCCATATTCCTTGATTTTTCCACGTCATGTATTCGTCAAACTGTTTTTCTAAATGACACTGGAGTTGTAAAATAGAACAACCAACATATTTACTAGCACTCATAGTTCTTGTCTGTAAACATTCACGAATTCTACGGGATATGTTATACTTCAGCTTGTACTGTGGGTTTTCTGCTCTCTGTTTTTTACACCATCCTCTTACATAATTATTATGATACAATTTGTACTCTTCACTGTTCTTTCGTTTTTGCCAATCTCTTTTATCAATTTCTTTTCCGTGCTTTTCACGATATTTTCTCATATATTCTTGAACATGTTCCTTGTTTTCTTCCTTCCATTTTTTATGACAATCTTTGCAAGTAGGTCGTAAACCGTCCCATGTTTTTGAACTTTTTCCAAATCTACTATTCTCGCCGGTACATGTTTTATATTGCTGGCATTTACCACACCATCTCTGTTCTACACCATCTTCAAATCTATGTTCTATACGTGCTACCATTGTTATTCTATCTCTTTTATATATGATTACAGCAATCTCCGAAATCTGATCACTCAAATGCAAAAAAAAAATTAAAACGGTCCATCTTTAAACATTTTATATTTTAAGCGGTCTATCTTTTAAAAACGTGGTTCTTAGCTCAACACTGTACACCTCGTCCCACCTCTTAAACGTAGAACAAGGTGGATTGTCGATTCCTTTTGAATATTGTAGTCAGAAAGCGTTCTATCGTCTTCTAGTTGCTTTCCCGCAAAGATGAGACGTTGTTGGTCAGGCGGGATCCCTTCTTTGTCTTGAATTTTGGCTTTGACGTTATCAATGGAATCAGAAGGTTCAACTTCTAATGTAATTGTTTTACCAGTCAATGTTTTTACAAATATTTGCATTGTTTTATTTGTTTTAACAGAAAAAAAATTTGATTTGTTAATTAATTTTAATTTAGGTTAACTTCTTTTAAAAGAAATTTCCAATACATTGTAAAGTTTTTCGAGCACTTCTTTTGAAAGAATTTCTTCTCCTTTTTCATATTTAGAAAGTGCAGATGGTGTTGTACCAGCCATATTTGCGAGAGTTATTATATCTAATTTTTTCTTGATTCTTGTTATTTGAATGACATGTCTTGTTTTATCGAGTGTTTTATTGTTTTCACTTTCGTCTAAAGGCAAACTTTCTGTTTTTTGTTTATAAATGGCATATGTCCACTCTTGGTGAACTTCGACATAGGACATATTTATCTGTTATTCTATTATTAAAATAATAAATTTGATTTACTAATTTTTTTTTAAATTTTATAATTAGGAAGCTTGCAGCAATTAATAGCGAAATCGTAAAATAAGGCTTCCTGGTACGAAAAAAATTCAAGAGTATTTAACTATTATTTAAAAATATATTATGTATAATAAAATGTTTGATTATGTCTGTGTGAACAAAGAATACGAATTAGTTTCAAATAGAGTTCAAGTACTTGAAACTCTTTCTGGTTTTAAGAATCATGCATCCGTCATAAAAAACTGTATTTTAATACAAAAAAATTTTAGATTATTGATACTTGACCTAAAAATTAAAAGATTAAGAAAACGTATTTCTAAAAGAATTATACTATCATATACTAAATTATTTCTTGAAAAGAAGAAGAAAGAAAAAAATGATTTATTAGTATCTATATTAAAAAATAAATTAAAGACCATATATTATAGGACAAGGTTTTGTAAAATGAAAAACTCTTCTATATTTATACAGTATATGTTTAGAAAATCTATGAAAAACAATTCTTATTCTTTAAAATGTAGATTGCTAAGAGAAATTCAATATTTAAATCAAAAAGTAGATGCGAAAAATTACTTAATAAATGAACTAAGAAAAAAGATTAAAAAAGAACAATCAATAAACTCAAAAGCGAGTAACAAATGGTACAGAAGAAATATTTTAAACAACTTAATTAATATAGATGTCGCCTAAAGTATTTCACAAGAAGAAATCCGAAATGAGAGGAGAACAACCGAAATATTACTTGTCACAAAATTCCTGTAATGTCCCATGTAGTGTCCCAAATGCCTGTAATGTTCCCTGTGGTGTCCCAAATGCCTGTAATGTTCCCGGTAGTGTCCCAAATGCCTGTAATGTTCCCTGTAGTGTCCCAAATGCCTGTAATGTTCCCTGTAGTGCCCCAAATGCCTGTAATGTTCCCTGTAGTGCCCCAAATGCCTGTAATGTTCCCTGTAATATCCCGAATGCTTGTAATGTCCCCTGTAATGTCTCTAATTCTTGTAATGCACCCTGTAATATCCAGAAACCATGCAACACTACGACATGCAATGTTCCGATCATGAATACGTCTAATCCTGTAAACATAGCTCACTCAATATTAAACTGTAGGTATGCACCATACTATTGCTTTAGTTACAGAAATGTCTCTTTATGGTGTGAATATTGCATGTCAAGAAGAATGTTCCCAGAACACTATCCCTATGATCCAAGATTCTTTACAAACAATCCACCACTTTGTTCTGATTTGTATATAAACGGACAATATGTAATGCCCCCACGTATACCACCATGCACAGTTCCACAGTCTTGTGTAACACATTGTACAGTACCACAAACTTGTTTACAAGTGTGTGACCAGCAGCAGCAACTGCAACAAACTACTCAAACGTGTCCCGCATTCAACACGAACATATAGTTCAGTGCACGTTTATTGAAAAAATGCAACAGACACTAGACACATATTTTAATACATCACGACGTCGCATAGTTCCTGAAAACTTTTCTTTGTATTGGAACAACGAGTCTCCCAGTGTATCATTCAACGCGAATGGTATATTTATAAAATCCACAACAATTAGATTTTGTGGTACTTATTATGAAATAAACTTGTACTCTAACGAAAAATATGAACCATACATATTTGAAGAAGGTTGTGATTTTGACAGCCGAGCAGTACCGTTTTTGAAATCTATGTTACAAAAAGCAATACGCAGAGGTTTAAAAAACCATTCAATTTATGCTTGTTATACGCTACTAAAAATAGATCACATGGAAGTTTATAGACGCTTACCTATAATCATGGTAGAAGACGTTAGACTTCACAAAGGGTTTGGAGTTTTGGTATGGTATATGATGTGTAACATTCCACCTAGTGCAAACCTTGTAAAATGGATACTAGGTTTGGTTATTTTTTTGTGCCAAGTTCCAACATATGTAGAATATGAAAAAGGATGTCAGCTTCCAAAAAATATACCACGTTATGAAAATGTTTGGACTCTTATATTCAGAATCGAGTATGGTGGAATGAAGGGAGATATTGAAATGTTAACATGCATTGCATTAAAATGTTTACACAATCAAACAGTCGTTTTGGAAAATAAAATAAAATTGTTCGAGTCTTTTGATAAAATAGAATATAGCATACTATACGAAGCTGTAGACTTTCATATATATCCTAAAATTATTAATATTATATCGGAAACA